CGGTAGAACAATTTGAACCTATGTTTGATGCATCTCTTCTAACAGAATTTAAATTACCCCCAGCTTGTATTATGACCGGATACGTAAACCCGGTTACTATTACACCAATGTTGTCATTTCTAGTTAATGTAAGAGTCCCACCGGTTGTCACTTCACTGTAAGTACCGCCGGTAACATAGTAATCCGTTACCGATGTTCCAGATGGTACATTAACCGAAAATGTTGACCCACTATTATTTATAAATGTTATTGTACCAGCAGAGTATGTTCCACCAGTTACATAAATATCGGTTAATCCAGAAACATTAAACGTTCCCCCAGTTGTGTTTGTAAATACAATCGTACCGCCGGAATATGTGGTACCACCAGAATATGTTCCACCGCTAACAAATGTGTTAACAAAACCTGTCGTAAATCCGCTAACGGTGAAACTTCCACCACTATTATTAAAATAAGTTACTTCACCTGTTCCAGAATTGTAAGTACCTCCAGTTACAAAAACATCATTATATCCGGGTAGTGTTACGGTCAATAAAGTACCATCATTTCTTGTTGCGCCTAAAGTATAAGATGCTCCCGTATATGTTAATCCTGTAACAAATATGTCCGTAGATGTTAAACCACTAATATCAAACGTCCCGCCGGAATTGTTAGTAAAACTTAGAGTACCAGCAGAATATGTTCCACCCGTTACATAAACATCAAATGATGAAGCCCCACTTTGTGATAAAATTCTCCAATTTGCTGTTGCATATGTTTCACCCGGAGTTACCCCTTCAATTGTTGAAGCGGTCCAAGCATCAATAAATGCTTGACCTTCGGGGGTTGAATTATCAACCGTTGTGCCAAACTGTGTTATTGTAACTGCGGTTGTTCCTGTTGCAGCACTAAATAATGATGTGTAGTTTGGAATATTATATTGATAAGTTGTTTCATTTTCATAAACATATGCTAACATTCCCAATCTTCTTCTACCCGATGAAATGTTATCCGAATTTAATGTTAAAACATTAGGATTTGGTTCATTTATATTAAGTCTAATCGGAATTGTATTTCCTGAAGTTTCAACAGGTCCAGAAGAACCCACCGGTATTGTATAGATTAAATCGTTTACCGAATATACTTCAACATAACCACCAATACCTAATATACTGAAATTAGTACCATAAAATCGATTTGGATTTACCGATTCGGGTGCATTTAATTGCGTTGCTGTTTGTGGATTTTTATATAATGACATATTATTGAACTGTTAAACCTCTAAAATAAATATCAACGTTTATGTTATTTAAATAAAATTCTGTACTTGGGAAAGTCGTATATGTTCGATAAAATGTGTTTGCAAATGTTGATCCGGTATAATTAAAAATATAGGAATCAATATTTGTATTCATAATTGCACCATTTAATATAAATGGCGAATTTTGATTACCATATGAAATTTCAGTTTGAAGTTGGTTATTTGTTAAGCTATTTGGTATAACCCAAGTATACCAAGCATCCTCTATTGCCGTTCCAGCAGGAACTTGAGTCGTTGTAAAATTATATGCAATATTTGGGTTTCCAAACGAATCATTACCTGACGTTGTTTGTGGTACACTCTGATAAAAAACGGGAGGAAGTCCTGTTACACCAGAAGTCGCATACATTTTCATATATTCAATAAATTCTGTACCATTTAATGGTGGTGTACCATAACCAAAACCAAAAAATGTAGTATTTCCTTGTGCTGATAAATATGTATAAATTTCCGAACTTCTGCTTATTGGTTCTATAAATAATAAAGCAAATAAATTTGCTGTTGAGGGTGGTCCGGGAGGTATAATTATTGTTGAATCCGTGCATCCACTAGAATCAACAATCTCAATTAAAATTGATGGTGCCGAAGTTAAATAAGGTGGTAAGGATAATGTTACAGGAAACGTTGAACCGCTAGGAATTGGTCCAATATTGACTGGCGCATAATATCCATCCACATCAGAAACAAATACATCAAATGGTGATGCGCCGGTAATACTATTGAAGGTTAATGTACACATATCTTATATATCATCACATGTTATATCATAAATAATTGTAAGTTCAATTTTTACACCGATATCACTTAAATTATTATTTAATGTGCAATCAGAATTTATAATTATTTGGTTATTTGTATAATCAATTGTAACATCGCCAATACCGCTTATAGATTCAAGTAAAGTTTCTATTGCTCCATAAAGTTGTTCATCTGTTGGTACATCAATTAATGAAAAACTTGTATACACCGAACCCGATGTCGTTATTGTATTTGCGGTAACGCTTGCAATAAATTGAGCATTGTTAAGAACACAAGTAGTATCTCCGCTTGTTATATCCCGAAAACCGTAATTTAACATTTCAATTAGCCCAAATTTATTACCATAACTTAATTCCATATTATCAGAACAGATATTAAATGTTCTATATCCTGTATAAAGTGCGCTGCATGTAACCTCAATTTCTTGTGTGTCAATACAACCATTACTATCAGTTATAGTTACTGAATAATTACCGGAAGTTAATCCTGTTGCATAAATACTACTAGAAACGCTTGGAAACCAATCTATTGTAAATGGTGGTGCTCCGGATGTTAAAATAACTGTTATTGTACCTTCATTACCTAAACCACAATCTGTACCAAATAACGTAAAATTTAAAGGCGGTTCTTCTTGTATATAAAAATTTGAACTAATTACACACCCTTCTTGACTGGTCACATTCGCAACATAATTTCCGGGAGGTAAATTTGTAAACGTAAAATTATCATCAACAGATAATGAACTTAAGTTAACAGGACCGCTTATCTCATACAAAAATGTTGATGTGCCTCCACTTGTTTTTTGTATTAAAACAACGCCATTATTTTGTCCACAAGTTGATCCAGTTGTTGAGGTAGAAACGTTAAACAACGGTACCGATATTATTGAAACCGCTTGTGTATAAACACAAGTTGTACTACTCGCTGAAATGGTTAAAGTATAAGAACCACCAGATAAATTAGTGAATGTTTGAGTTAAAAAATTAGAAATTAACGACTGAGTGCCATTTGGTCCATCTATCTGATAAAAATATGGTGCGGTTCCTCCGTTTATTACAATATTAATTTCACCATCAATTGCACCACAAGTTGTGTTAGTTGCATTTACAGAAACGACATCAAAAGTATTTGGTGTTTCTAATGAGGTTGTTAATTGCGTATTGCATAAAGCAACATCAGTTATAGATACACTAAATGGACCTGAAGAAAGTCCTGTAAAAACATAATTTGTTGAATATGTAATTTCTGTTGTGGCATTAGAACCAGAATAAAAAAATGGGCCGGTTCCGCCTGTTATTGTTATAGATATTTCGCCATCGGAAGAAAAACAACTTGGAGAGATTACACTAGTTACAAAGGCACCCAAGGAATCTGTTTGAGGTACATTGAATGCTGTTGTTAACGAACAATTATCGGATGAGGTTACATTAACAGAATATAGACCACTTGTTAAACCACTGATTGTGCTCCCGGTTTCACCTAAAAGAATTCCATTAGTATCACTCCATTGATAGGTAAATGGTGAAGTTCCGGTTTCTCCTGTGATAATTATTTTTCCGCCGGTATCAACACAGCTAGTTGAGGGAATAATAAACGCACCATATGTTAAATTAGTTGATTCATGAATAATACATGTTTCAGTCGCTCCGGTACATCCACCAGCATCTTCAATAACTCCATAATAAATTCCGGGGGATAATGAAGTAAACGTATAACTTTCACTTAATGCTGTATAGCTATTAACTAATGAACTTCCACTATATAAGTAAAAAACATTATTAAATGGAGAACTAGTATTACCCGATATTGTGATTTCCCCATTATTTTGATTACAAGTTGTATCTACGACATTTATTATTGACGCACAAGCACCTGAACTAATTGTCACATTTACTAAGCTAATATTATTCGGTGTACTTGAATCGTTTACCTCCACAAAATATGTTCCAGCAGATAAACCAGTTTGTGTTTGTCCAGTGCCTAAATATGGGTCATACCACAAATAACTAAAAGGAAAAGTAGTATTAATGTTAGGTATGGCAGTTAAAGTTGCCGCACCAAGATTACTATTTGTGCAATCACCAGTTAATATTATATTGACATCAAAAATATTCATTAATTACAATTAATCGATAAATTTATTCCCACATTTAATTCTAGTGGATTATTTGAAATAGATACCACACAACCTAAAGTTCTTACATACAGAAAATCACCCTCTAAATATCCATAATAACCATTATCATTTAATTCACCAAGATTTGCAATAATTCCATTTGTCCATTGTAATTGACTTGGGACTTGATTTATTCCATAACCAGTAAAAAAGGGTTCTTGTACAATTGTGTTACCATTGATTCTGATATCAACATACCACTCAGAAACAAGTGAACTTAAAATACATTCATTTATTGAAAGTCCTTGACTTGTTAAATAAGAAACTAGTGTTTGATATAAAATGGTATTAAATGATGTTGTTAAAAATGGTTGAGGTATTCCACTAACTCTTGGAATTATTGGACAAGAATAAAGACCATAATTGCAATCATATGTAAATAAATTATCCTGAGCAATACACGGTTCGCACGGTACAGGAATAATCTGACAACCTCTTTGTCTTCTATAAACAAATTTTTGTCGATGAAAAATTGAGTTTTCATATTTAACCCCTGTGTCCCATATAGTTGTTGACGGAACCATTTGCTCAATTAACTGAATCCAGTAATCACCAATTTGTTCTAAATAATCAATTAATTTTTGATATGTAAAATCATCAAATGGGATGCAAACAGTTTGATTGGTTTGTATATATTTCCAAAATACTGAAGATAGTGTTGGATATCCGCCAGTTTTTCCATCCGTTATGTACATTCTATTACGAACATTAATCATATTTGTCCAAAATGTTTGAGCAAATTCAAAAAATGTTCTTCTCTTTGGTTGTGGGTTAATTACGGTCCAATCAATGCCTCCGGGTATTGGATACGGTGAAGTTAATCCAGAATTTGGTATTGGATAGTTATATTTTTGAGATGATGCCCAAACATCGTAAACTAATCCTTGTGCCGGATTTAAGAAAATTTCAGTATTTTTAACATTTAATATTAGTTTTTCATCATAAGCATAATAATACGCATTATAGTTACCATCAAAATTTTCTCTTAACCCGACTTCTGTTGATGACCAAGATTTTTTATTATCTACGACTCTTTGTAATTTAAAACCTTCCCTCATATATGGAAATTTTCTAAATCTTTCAAGATATTTTTGACCATTGGTAAATGGTTCTAATTGTGTTTGAACTGAAGGATTATTTCCTGTAAAAACCGAATTTGTTATATTAATTTCTTCAGGACTCCTATGTTGTGGTGTCGATTGATACCATCCCGCACCCTGTTGGAAAAAGAATGTCTCATTATCTTCTGGTGGTTTTGGAAATCCAAACTCATCAATTGGATAATTTTCAAGTAAAACATTTACTTGTTCAAAAGAAGTTACAGAAGTAAATGCAGTGTATTGTAAACCAAGCAAATTAAATGTATTTCCGGGAATTAGTTCAGGATTTATTTGTGTGAACGTTCCCGCTGAAATTTGTGCAAATTTAGTATCAAACTGAGACATATTAATTCTTTGGTCCGCCATATAGATATTCTCATTGAATTCAATAAGCGCATCTGGAGCACCAATCATCCTCAATAAAAATTCTATCGAACGTCTTGTTCCCTTTGATTTGAATAAATAAGCCGAATTAAGTATTAAGTTTCTATAAAATTGATAATTTAATTCATCCGGTGTTTTATTTATACTAAAACCCTGATATTGGGATTCGCCACCAGTTGAAAATATTGCATTTAAAAAATCATCCTCAGATATTGGAGAAACATTAATTTTCCAACCTAATGTTATTGAAAGGTTTTTAAGTAATTGTGACGGAATGTCATTAGATGGGGTATAGTGAACCGAGTTCATATAGGCTAGACCATCAATAAATTTCTTAGTTTCATCAAAACTTCTACCATATATTTGTAAAACTTTTTCAATTTTTTGGTCGGACGTATCAAATTCTTTAAATGCGTCAGTTGTTAAAAATCTGGAAATTAGATTTGTTTTTGCAATATCAAACGATGCTCCGATTGTTGATAACTTTTCCAAATATGAAGAAAAATTTGCTGATTCAATATCTAAATTCCATATAAATCTTTTGGGCCAAGTTAATGACACGTTATTTATATAAAATTTACCATCATCAGTTTGTTTTGGTACCTTAAATACTGCGGTATATTCGGGTGTTATTAATCTATTTAGAAGAAACTTTTCAACCTCATCAAAATCTTGATTGAATGACAACTCAGAATAATATGAATTTGGTTTAATATAAAAATCATCAAATATATATGAAAACCCACTAAATGGATTACCTTTAACAATAAATGTTAATTCCCCCGAATCCAAGGTATTTGATGGTGTAAAATCAATAATTTCATATTCATTATTGTTATAAAATAATGAATATTTTTTAAATTCTGTTTTAAGATTTCGTAAATACGAAACATTAATTTCTCTAGCCTCTAAATTCCTTGTTGCATTAATAGAATAATCAATTAAAAACGGATTTCTTATTTGATATATATTAATTTTAAATTCTGTTTCATCTTCAATTGAATCGTAAACCGCATTATATGCTGTTAGTCCGGTAGAATAATCAATATTTATATTTAAAATCTCTAATGCTGCGGGAAAATAATTTATTATTTTTTGTATTGATATTTCTAATCTTTTTGATAGTGAACCATAAAGAGTAAAATTAGTTACATCACTTAAATCTAAATTCGGAAAAACACCGTAATTTTTTGCAAATAAAATTCTTGATTCTATAGTTGAGTCTAACTCAAGGTTCTCAAGAGAAATTGGTTGAGAAAACGAACCAATACTAAAAGCCCTGTTTACTTTTTCACTTGCTGATGTCGTAAACTCAAAGTTTGCTTGTGTCAAACCGCCACCGTCAACTAATTGGAAACCAACTATGTTATCAAATGGTGTTTGAGAACCGCTAGCATATTGTGGTGGACATTTAAATTTTGCCATTATGATATTATATTGACAAAGTTTTTACTGAAATCAATATTATTTTCACGATCTTCTCTAACTTCATAGAGTAGATTATTAAACTCATCTTTGATTTCATATAGGTTATATTGTCTGTAGATATTATTTTCACCATCATAGATTGTGTAAATACCATCTTCAATCGACTTAGTTTGATTACCATAGATTGCGTAAGAAAGTGTTTGAATGTCGTGTTCAACAATTTCAATATCTAAAGTAATTGGATTAAAATACGTATTATTTAATAAAATAGTTTGTGCTGGCTGTCCAATAAATGGAGTTGCATTTGGTTTGTTTGTTGGCGCAGAAGATGGTGATAATGTACAGAACATTAAATTAGTTGTTCCATCAACATAACGATATCTAATTGCCTTTTGAACCGTATTTGTCAAATTTTGAACAACGGGTTCACAGAAAAAATTAGATGTTATAACTCTAAAAAAGTTTGGTATTTTTGTGCCATCAGAATTTAAATATTCAACTCTATAGCCAACAAGTCCTTGCGAAATAAATTTATTTAAATCTTGTGCGGGTACATTATTTAAGTCAATAACAATACCTTTAACATTTGGTAATGAAGAAAGTACTCCGCAATCAGTAATTGTTGTTCTAATCTGTTTTGGTCTAATATATAAAGTATAAATTCCCAGTCTATTAAACTGATCCGCAGGTAATCTAAGATTATACAATCCGCCTAAAATTTCTAAATTAGTTCCACCTATTGTTGGATTACTAAAATATGGTCTTAAAATTGACGGAGCATCTAATTTTGTTAAAACAAAATCATTTGTAACATCTCTTGATGGCGTATAATTTAAAATTATTTCCACATCTTCCGGACTAACATCCGCAGGTCTTATTGTTCCATATGCTCCTAAAGCCATTTTAAATCATTATTTAGTTTATTTTAATCACATTAAAAAATCCATAACCATACTTTTCTAAATCACCAAGATTATCAACTTCACCAATTCTTTGTATTCTTTCATACGCAGAGTTCTTCCCTCGTTCAATAAATATATTGGATTGCACTTCTGGTTGCATAGAAATCTTAAGAAGATGTTCTTCTTTTACAATTGGCTCCTCAAGTAGCCATTCCGCGATTAATCCACTACTTACTCCACTATAAATTGTGGACCCATCGGGTAAATCAAAAAATTGTACTGATTGGGTTACGCCTGTTCCAACTGTATATCCAGTACTCCCATCAAAACACGGATTACAATCAATACTACCAATTTGTTCACCACCTAAAAAAACAGGTCCGGGCGCGAATGGATTTGAACCATAACGAGCCAAGTCATTAATTCTAGAATAAGTATAACCAGTTATTGCAAATGGTGATGAAATATAATTTGGAATTGAGGTTTGTTCTGCAACAAAATTATTCGCATCATAATCATAAATAAAATCATAGGATGCTGGTGTTGCTGTCCAAGAACCTGTTGTAACATCAAATAATATCGTTCCGGATGGGTTTGAACTAATTGGGGATTGATTTAATGGTATTACTATATTTCTAGTTGTTTCAACTACACCAAAAATATTTAAAGAAGTTAATGTTATTTGATAATTTCCGCTTGATGCATAAAAATGACAACTATTTAACGGTGAAAAAATATTAATTGGTTGTGTTGGTGTTCCGTCACCCCAATTAATTGTATATGTTGTATTTTGATTTACTAAAAAAGTATTAAACTGAATATCCGATGTGTTATATACACAAATTGTACTAAATGTTGTGTCTGTTGAATCAGCGGAATAAACAAAATTATTTAAAATTTCTTTTTGTATTATGTCACCATCCCATGTGCTATAATAACCAATATCTTCAAAATTTTGATTAAGATAAATAGGTAATGTCATATCAGTATATAAAGAACTTCCATTTGTTCCGCCACTCAACATTTGAGTCATGGAAGAAAAAACTTGAGCGGTACCTCCACTATAAGTAACAGTTCTATCATTTGTTAATAAAACCTCAGGAGAAATTTTTATGTATACCATATTTTCTTCCATTATGGATTAATATATTCAAACCATTTTATGGGGGTTAAGGAATCCCCAACTCTATTTTGAGTCCAATAATCATATACTTTATATGTTTGTGTTGGATAATCTAGCCTCACCTTATAATAAAAATACTCATCAGGATTAAAATTTGTAATATTTGTTAATTGTTTATTTATGAGTCTAACAAATCTTCCATTTTTAGCATCAAAAAACTTTGCTGACATATAAAATGTATCAATATTAAGATAATCTCTATTTTTTAACCAATAAATAAAAAACCCTTCCTTATCACCAATAAAATCCAATGAAAAGGCTGGTTTTTTTATATTAACAGAACCACCAATAAGCACAGATTGTGTTAATCCTTGTTGAGTTGGTAAAATTATTGTAATGTAGTTTTTTTGTTCTGTTGACCCACTAAAATCATAAAAATCCAATTTAAAAAATGATTTACTAAATGAATTTGAATTATAATAACATTCTTGTGGTGTAAATAAATTTGAATCAACATAACTACTATAATACAAACTATCTGTTTGATTATAAAAATTAAATTCATAATTAATTTTTGTTTTTTGTTCGTCATCTTCCAAATAAGAATCATTTGAAAATCTACTAACTTCAAAATCAACTGGTGGATTTATTGAACGCTCAATAGCACCCGCTTCATAAACAGAATAACCATCACCTAACCCATTATATTCCCAATCAGAATTAAACTTAAGGTTAATTTCCTGATTTAGACCATCAAATGCTATTTTAAATTTATTCACATTCATCAATTATCGGGGTTGTAATCACATCAGAATATCCTAAATAATTAGCTTGATCAGGTATTAATCTGAAAAATATTGAATTATATGGATAATGTGTTTTATTTAAAAATGGGAAATCTACACCAATACCATCAGAATCAATATATCCATAAGTATATACATCTCTCCATCTCCATTCTTGCATAAAATTTGAGTAAAAACTATATGGCGGTATATCAACAACGGTATATCCAGAATAATTAACGGTGGACCCAAAAAAAGTACTAGAATTATTTGTCCCTGTTTCAATATAAGGTGAAAAAGCTCTTATTTTACATGGAAAATGTGTTTGATAATAATAACCGGGTAAATTGTTTTGATCTATTGGATTATTTAAAGAGACATCAAATAAATTTGGATTGTATTTTATTTTATGATAATGTTCTGAAATAATATATTCTTTTTGTTCAAAATCATTGTATTCACAAAAATCACCATCAATAATATCGCCAGTATTTAATGTTCTATTATGGAAAAAATAATGGGTATTTGTACTGTCTGAATACCACTCAGTTGGAATATTTGTATCCGACAACGTATTTGTATTTTCCCACCAGCTATTAATGATAGTATTTGTTATATTAAAATACCAACCTTTTTTTAATGCTGAAGGGGTTATCTGTGTTTGTGGCGGTAAAGCAATATTTGGATAGTTGAACCATCCCATATACCCTTTATGAATGAAAGTTAAAAAGATTTCACTCACGGGTTTACCATTATTATCGGTTAATCCCGAAATATTTAAATCATTCGCATTTATTATATTGTAAGTTCTGTTTGTGTTTCTAATACTAATTCTGTTTCTATTATCCGGCGTTAACGCACTAAACTCATATTTTTTAATATCTTTAAATGAATTATTTTGATAGCCATTATATGTTAACGTTAAATCATCTAAATTGGTTAATATTTTGTTTTTTCTCACATAATATTTTGAAGTGGTTTCCGTTAAATTATTTGGGTCCAATACACGCTTAAATAAAGCGGTTTGCGTATTAAACAACGATAATGAATATCCGACATCAATAACATTAAATATTTTTTCGTCTGATGCAAAGTCACCATTTCCTAATGAATAAACTTCATACACATTTGTTCCATTAAAAACAAACTCGTTTTGATTCTGTAAGCCATTTAACATAACAAACTCGCCAGCGGTTAAATTATGGTTAACAAATGTTCTAAACTGGATAACGTTAGTTCCATTAATTTCACTTCTTGAAATAAAAACAGGAATACCATCACCAGCGGTCCAAGTTATTGTGTTTGTGGAATCAACATATTGTAAAGTAGTTGTTTGGTCATTTTTATAACCATAACTTAAAAAATAATTCCAATTATATGTTGATGCACTTTTGGTAACAAAATTAATATGTTCATTATTAACATCGTTTCTAATTAAATCAAATTCAACGCTCTGTGGATAACCACTATACCAAACCGATTGATATGTGTTATTAACATAATATAAATTATTTAAAAATGGTCCATAACCACCATTATCTTCAAGTTGGATTATACCAATTAAATCATTCTCGTATAAAAACTTAATATTAAATGTAAATCTAAAATTTGTTGATTGTTGTCTTTCATTATCAAAAATTTGATTTAAACTAATTGCTGAATTTCTGTTTGCCTCTAATAATTCTTTTTGTTTTTGTTCAAATGGCGGAATTAATGATATATCGGTATCAATTGCTGATTTATATCGCAATGAACCTAATACCACTGTTGTATTGTTTCTACTTTCCATTATTCAACATATTTTAAGTAGAATTTATCAATCGCTGTTGCGGCATTCTTTAAACCAAAATAAAAATACCAAGGACCACCAATTATTGTTGGGTTTGGTTCGCTACTACCAAAAGCTGAAATATTAGTTCCTAATGGTGGTGGAGATGGATTAACATTTGTTATAAAACCTCTGTAACTAGCTGCTGAACCATCCTGATCGCCCTTAAAAAAGTCTGAAGAAGTTCTATCTTGAAGTTGATACGGTTCCGAATTTATAGAAGAAGTATACCAATCATTATTTTGAGTACCAAAAATTAATGATGATGTATCTATTCGCCATCTATAGTAAGGAACTTCTTGAGTAAAAATGGGTATTTGTTGTCCTATAACGGATGTACCAGCTTCATTAAAAATGATTCTTCTCGGTGAAATTAAATCTCTATTTTGGTTATCACCATCAAAGAAAATACCTAATAACCCACCATCAGCATTTCCACCAAAGTAAATATCCGAATTATTGTACTGGTCTGGAGAAAATTCAAAAATACCAAACTGACTATTAATTTGAATTGATTGTGCATAATCACCATCAATTCTTTTTCTACCATCACCTCTATCATTTTTAAATAACGCCCCAACACCTGAATATTGACCAACACCTAATCCTAACGCCAATGAATTAGCATTAGTTAATCTACTCAAGAAAAACAATTGTAATATTTCAGTAACATCTTGGTATGATGTTGGTTTTAATTTATTTGCAATATAACCTTCATATTCGGGACCATAAATAAGTTCATTTGTGTATGAGTTTAATGGGCCTAAATCCATAATTGTTGTGGGAAATAAAAGATTTTTATTCTGAACAGAGTTTGCGGGTGTATTTTTACCTATAAATCCTCCATTATAGGGCGATGAGCGATAATAATAATTATTTGTGTTTGGGTCTAAAATAACAACGTCTGAACAATATAAAGAATATGGTTGATTATTATTATCAAAAAATCTGTTATTTTTAATTGCAAAATGATATAATACACCGTTAACCCATGAATTAACGAATGTGTGTGAAATAACACCTAAACAAGCTCCTAAATTTAATCTTAATCTACCAACCCATTCACCTAGTTGCGCAAAATCATTATTTTGATTTCCAATATTACTGAAAATTCCAGCATTTGACCCAGTTATGGTTGGTACTAAATCAACTATTGCTCTTTTTACTAAAATATAACAGCCATTTTCTACTGCAATATTTGGACCAGTCCTATTACAGTCATCGTTCACATCTTCAACAGTAGCTGGTATGCCGGAACCATAACAATTTAAATCAACTAATGATTCACAACTTAATGAATTAATTACGCTATCAATATCTGTTCCGTTACCAACATAGTCACCCTGAGTATCAACAGAAACGTTTGTGCTATCAACATCGCTTGAGGTTTGTGTGCTTGTTGCCCCTTCTAACCAAGGTTGATTTTCTGATTCGCCGGAAGAATCATCATTATATGTATAAATTAAAAAACTATTATTTTGTTGTCCCGGTGCTGAGTTTGGTTGATCTATCACTGTGGTACCAAAACCATCAAGAGTACGGCGATCTAGACTTGTTGATGTTGGTAACCTATCAGATCTAAAGACTAATCTTGTTGATGCTGAAACCGTAAGACTAATGTTTGAATCATATTTTGGAGCAAAATAAATGAATGTTTCCGAATTATACGTACAATCATCCGTTGTTGGAGCAAAAATTGATGATTGACAACTTGGGTCATAAACAAAATAACCTTCAGGTCTTTGGTACGCATAGGAACCGCCTTCAATATATTCTCCAAACGTATTACCAAAATACGTTGTTTCAAAATATCCACCACAACCAGTAAAACTACTTTGTTGCGGTCCTCCGCTTCTTAAATCAAGTTGAGAGCCTACTGTAATATAGTTTGCTGATAATTGAGACCAAGGATAAACCGGATATGGATTGTATTGTGTTGTTACCGATGAGAAATCTAATGAAGAATAGTATGTGTGTAAATTTGTTGTATAAGAACTAAACGATGCATTAAAATCTGTATTATATGATGGGTAAAATATATATCTATTAATATAGTCCCCATCATTTGAATTATTCAATAAATTACTATGGTCCGCTAATCTATAATATGGCTGTATTGGGACATTAAGTTTATAGTTGCCGTTTACTATATTATTATCCGTATACGCCGTGTAACCAAATATTCTACTTAAATCATAACTAATATTAACTCTTTCGGTATTAACATCAACGCCTCTATTTAAAATAATAATACCAAAATTTTGATGATTTTGAAATGCGGTAATTGCGCTTACAGAACATAAATCCTCGATTGTATTTTTACAAATCACGAGTTGATTACCTTCTGTTTGAATTGGGTCACAAAAAAAATCTTCAGGTGTTAAATCGTTACTAAAATCCCAAGGATTACCCGGAAAAAGAGGTACTGTGAAGCTGGTGGCAAATTTTTCTATTCTTTTAACGTTTATTACATAATTCAGATATCTTGAAGCAAAATCATTAACACCATTGGGGTTTGTTTTTAACATAAAGTCAGAATATGTCATACCCGTTATAACTTGAAAATATTCAATATCTGTTGGGTATTTATATTTGGGGCTTCCTTCAGTAAAATTAACAGTATATGTTCTTGATAAGGGTGTTGGGTTTGTTATAAGAGGGGTATCTTGTGGATTTGCGTAAGTTACCGTTATTGTATTTAATCCTGTGTTACCGCTACCAATAATTGAATTGCCCGAATTTCCAGTTATATTAAAATCGGTTGAAAGTATAGGATCTTGGAATGAGATGATTCTTCCTTGAGTATATTGTTCTAATGTTTCCGGATCAACAATTAAAATATATGTATTATCGAAATGATGCGTAGTTCCACTATCATTTAAAGTTGGCTCAACATATACTTTAATTTGGTTTGCACCACCAATTCCACCATTCTCAAATGGACCACCAAAATCACCATCAAAATATTTTGCCTTAGTATTGAATAAATTTATTTTTTCAGCAAATGGGAGTTCGCAAGCAAAAAGTCTATCATTTTCTATGTAACCAAAATTTGATTGAATGTGCATTGAAGTGTGTCGCCAAGGAAAACCTGAAGAATCTATCGCATCATTAAGAAAAGTTCCGCTTGGTTGCCCAATAAAATGTCCGGCTTGTAAAACTAATGCAACGCCTTGTGACAGTACAGAATCATCATTAATGCACGGTGTAAATGTTTGAACTGATGTGGCATCAATTGATGCTAATGATAGAGGTGTTAAACCAATATTTTCAAAATTTTGAGGCGTTTCAATATTTGCTGCTGTGGTGCTATCGCTAACTTCAGGTTCACCACATTCACACAATTCACAATCAGGATATGTTAACATTGGCAATCTAAGAGTTAGTATATCTTTACATTCAATTGGTTGGGGACAAGAAATACTTACCCCCGGTATTGAATTAATTGCTCTACAAATCCTAACAACAAAATTATAAAGTCGGCAAAACAATCGTGAAATAAATGCTATTAAATGAATCGGTATCAATAATCCAAAAATTAAAAAATAAATAATTAATAAAAATATTGATGATATTGTATAAAATAAATTAGTGTTCCTTACCCCATCTGTTGTTGGAAACTTATTATTTTCGCTTTCACATCTAGTGTCCGTAATTTCTTTTATTCCAATAAATCTTTGTTTACCAGCACCATTATGGTATTGGTCAATTAATTGTGATACGGTATATAATTTTTTGTATTTGAATACATAAAATTTATCAACACAATTAATGGCATCATCTATCATTTGTGTTGTACCATAATCATTCCAATCTAAACTAAAGGCATATGATGCTAAAACATCAGGAGGAATTGGTGATGGTGGATTCGGACCTTGTGCTGTTGGTACCGGGTCATCATCTGATGATGTCCAACCATATTCTCGTATATTTGGAACCAAGTAATAACCTCTTTTTGTTCCCTCAGATAAATCAGAAGATTGTTGCCATTTAACTTTAAATCGATATTTTGCTGAGGTTGGAATACCAATAGATGGATTAGCACTTAATATCGTTTCACCAAATTCATTTGTTGTTACAAAGTCCAAATTCATCGGTAAATCAACAACCCAAGTGCCATCTTCATCAATTACTCTACCGCCGTTTTCTAATCTGAACTCCTCTAAAACAGGTCGATTGCCCTCATCTAAAAAAATTGTTTGTCTTATTGCCAATATTTCTCCCGGACCAGCGACCAAATTACATAAATCACCACCTTCAGATGCTGGTTTACATCGTCTTTTTATCTTATATTTATCAGCATCTGAAATCATGGAACCGATAAAAACAGATGTTGGTTCAATCTCAATACCCAAGTTTCTTAAATCAAAATCCAAACGATGAATTTTGGTTTGACATAAATCTTCTTGACCCCAAAATGGTTCAACTGATATTTCAATTACTTCACTTACAATTTGTGGTAATGAATCAAGATTTTCTGATGCTTTAAAAAGAGTACCATCAACTTGTGTTTGTGTTGCACGACCCATTCTTATCAAATCTTGTGGCGATAGTGAAAATGGTCCCATATCCGATAAATCTAAATCCATAAAAACCGTTTGATTGCCAAGCGGTACACCAAATATCATATAATCACCACTTTCATTTGTTTTAACCGTAAATTTATAATATTTGTCATATATTTCAATAACTGTATTATCAACCAAAACATCGTTTATAGATGGAAATGTTCCTGTTGGTGTATGACCACCATGCTGTTTTATGTATGGTAAAAGATTATAACGATATCCGTCTTCGTTAACATCAGAAACTTTTTTATAAGGATATAAAGTGGATATTACAGGATTTAAAGCATCTTCATCAGATATTGGTACAAATACACTAATTTTAGCGTTTGGAATACCGTAACCACCATTTGCTATTACTCTACCAGTAATTACTCCAAAATCAGAGCATGATCTTGGATATATTTCTTCAGGTCTAATTTTTAAAGAAAGAATTTCAAGAAAATCATAATCTTGTTCTAAATTAACCTGTATTTGTTTGTTAATTCCAAGCTCGGTCCTTATCCTATACGATTTTCCCATTTCTTCTTTAACGATAAATAGTTGATGATGTTTTTTTAGAAAACATACAACAATTTATATTATTTTAAATAAATTATGAAAAGCTAACACCTTTAAAATTCTTAACCCTTACCGTAATATCTTTTTGGGGATATCTAATTTGATAAATTTGTTTTGGTTCTGCAAAAAGCGTATCATCAATCGGTTGAATTTGTTTGGTGTTATTATCCAAATACGGTTGAGATGTTTCCGCTGATGAGTATTGTCCACCTACTTTATTAAAGAAATCCAATGATGTTATTGTAATAACGCCATTTAATGATTGAATTAATCTTCTTATTTCGGATATATAAGCATTTTCACCAAGTTGTCTTGTTAAAGGATTAAAATAAGTTGTTACTGTATTGATAATATCAGAAACAACCGCACCTTGATTTTGTGTTGCATCTAAAACAACTGAAACATCCACAGTTAAATCAATAACTTCAGCGGTTTCAATTGAAACATAATCATTTATCATTCTATAGTTCGATAAATAATTAGCTAAATTATTTTTTAATGTATTTGAAACTATTTGTGTTAATTTACCCGAAGAATCAAATGATAATATTTTAACCTTAATTTTATTATCTTCCTCAACAATTGCAACTTTTGCTGGTGCGCCAAATTGTCCGGGCATTTTTCTAATTAATGCTTCATAATCGCTTATTGTTACCGCTCTATTTTGTGCGGAAAAATTAAATGAAACATAATTCCTAACCTCTTCTAATGTTGGCGCATTTGCTCCACCAATAGCTGCGGTAACATTTGAGCATCTTAATGAATTTATAACTGAGGTATTAACACTTTGTGATGGACCGTTAACCGCAAAATTTGATGTATTGACTTGTGTAATGACGTTAACACCTAAATTCGTTGATAAACCACCACCAACTCGATATTGAACAAATAATGTTGTGTTAGGTTTTAGTGCGGAACCTAACGCCATATTATTTTGATATTTTTGTATATTAAGTGGCGTTCCTAATCTGGTAAACTCCCTAAGTTGTTCTTCCGCGCTCACATTACCACCACCAAATGTCATTTTCAAAAATCCTTGTGGGGTAAATTCTGTTATAAAACGTTGATTTGTTGTTATGTATTTTCCAACCTTAATTCCGGGTTGATCTGATGGTTTTGTTGGGTCTTCGATAAAAATTCTATCTTCAACAAGAGCGTCAACTTCATACCACCTTCCTGAAGCACCAAGAAATTCTTGCACCGAAGGAACATTAGCATACGATACACCATCTTTTTGAATAACTGATGTAACACCCAAAACATTCTTTTCAGGTAAAAATATTTCAAAAAATGGTCTAATATCAGCGTTTGTAATAACTTTTTTAAATACTTTTGTAATACCATTAACAACAACATCTCTTTTAACTATGGTATAATTTATAAGAATATTGTTTGCATCAAAATTTGGAATTTTTAATCTGTTTGGGAACCCTTCATTATTAAAGGGTGAAGCAAAATCAATATCGTGAACGGTTTCAAAAATTTGTCCCGCACCTGAAACTTGACTTCCCCTTCTTAAGATTCCCAAATATCTTTCATCTTCTTTATCGCCAAAAACCGGAACAGTAATTGAAAAATCAACGAGCGCAACAGAAGGTCTCTGACCCGGTATTTTTAATCCATAAGTTCTTGCAATATTAAAAACTGATGATTTTTGTTGCGCATATTGTAATACCGTTTCTTGTATGCTTCTATCGATATGAAAATGTAAGTTATCTGTGACAGCAGCATTTAAATCCATTAAAACAGAAAATACCGAAGCATCATTAAAATTACTAATTAAGTCGGGATAATATGTATTAACATAATTAATTAAATCTTGTCTTATTGCAACAAAATCTCTATCGGTATAATTTATTCTTCTTTCTGCCATTTAATAATTAAATATTAAGAATAATAAAATCTGTGGAACCAAATGCGCTACTTGTATCAACATAATCAATCCTTACTTTTGCTGTATATTCATATGTTTGTTTTGCTGGTTCTCCAACAGTTCTGTTAATCACATTACCCGCTGTTGTAACAAAAGATGAATCTTCTTCGCTACTTGCTGCTGTTACGGTAATACTTTTTATTTGTAGTTGAGGTATAAATTTTTCAACCGCTTCTCTAATATCGGATTCAATACTACCAAAAGTGGGACCATCCAATGGTTCAAAGATATATTCATAAAGTCTGGTACCAAAGTCGGGAAGATAATATCTGGTTCCTTTTTTTGTTAGCAATAAATGAGTTAAATTTGAACGCAATTCATCGTTTGTGTAGTTGGATAATTCCAAGTATTTTCCCTCCGAGGATTCTCTAAAGGGAAATATTATACCGTATGTTTTTCCTTCCGCCATTTAATATAGTGATTCATTACAAATAAATATAGTAGAATAACAATTTTTAGAAATGGTATAATATTTATGGTTATGAAAAAGATTAAATTAACAGAATCGGATTTATATAGGATAATTAAACAAGTTCTTCTTGAGCAAGAGGAGGAAGAAAAGAGAAGTTTTACATTTTCTCCGGGAGCATTTGAATCTATTATAACATCATCATCAGGTGAAAGATTTGTTAAACATCTTAATAACAAACATGATGAGATTATTGTTAATGGGGGTTTGGATTTAGTAAGAACGCAAATTCAATCCTTACCGGATAATCTTCATGTTGTGGGAGGTTTGTATTTACAAAGAACACCAATTCAATCCTTAGGGGATAATCTTAAAGTTGAGGGAAAATTGGATTTATTTGGATGCAAAAATCTTCAATCCTTACCGGATAATCTTCATGTTAAGGGATATTTGGATTTAAGAAAAACACAAATTCAATCCTTACCGGATAATCTTAAAGTTGGGGGGGTATTATACTTAGAAGACACAGAAAT